GCTGCTATTAACCTAGCTTCTAAGAAAAGTGGTGGACGAAACCCTGTATCTTTTATTCGTACCGTATCTCCTTTACGAACCGATTCATGTGATAAACCAAATACTTTTTCAAGCGCAACTGCACTTACTTCATATGAAGTAGAACTATCAATTCGCTTCTTTAATTCTGCTTCGGTTAACTGTTTGAGTCGTTGCTTCGTCATATCTTTATCTTCTGTTTGCGGTGAATAAATATCGAATAAATACTTGCCATCTTTTGACCAACGTTGTAATGCATCGTTGTTACTTACGTACAACTTTCCACCGTTGATATCTTCAAATGTTAGAAACTCTTCTTTCCCAGTATCAGGATTTTCTTTAGATGGCCCAACACCTACAAGAGCGGTTACTACATTTTGGCTATTCTCAATACGACGTATGCCTTGTACATCTTTTCCTAGTACGAATTCTTTCCCATTGTCACGGCCAACCTTTTTTACTAAATCTACATAACGACCGACAATAAAAGACCCCAGTATTTCTGTTCTAAAACGAATCTCAAGTTCAAAAGTAGATGCGATTTGTTTTAAGAAATCAAGCGGGTTTGTGAAATCCTTAATAGGAATAGTCCGTACACCACTGTACTCGGTAATCCCACGTTTCCATTCTGTACCTTGTAAAGCAAAGTCCATAGATTCGTTGACTGTAGTACCTTGTAACGTTTGTGGTTTCATTACTGCTGCTTTCTTTAGCTTTGTATGTTCCCCGAGTGCGTGAATTTTTTTAGAACGGTCTGTTGCATCTTGTTCCACTTCTGTAATAACGTACGAAACAAAAGTACCATCCCTAGTTTGTTTTATTATAAGATTTTGCTGTACAAGAGACGCCGATATTTTTGTTCCGTCCATTGTATTGAACTCTAATTGGTCTATATTATTTTTAATCTCCCACTGCCGGATATCGTTCCAGTAGTCTTTTTCTTGAATAACACCGATGATTTGCTCTGTTTTAAAATCCACAATGTGTAATAGATGATTTGTTTTATTCATCGATAACGCTCCCTATACGTGACATCCACTTGACCTATATTATTTGGAAAAACAGCTAAATCGTTCTTCCCTTTTTCAATACGTATATAGTCACTCAGAAAGTCTTTTATATTAATTGCATCCGCACCGTTAATACGAATACTCGCGTCTGATGAATCAATTTCTACAACGTCTCCTTTTTGAACAATATAAGGTATTTGACGTTCTGTATTGCTATTTACTTTTTGCACTTTCATATCGTGCACGGCTGCGATTAATGAAGGTGCGTCATGAAATGCACATATATGCACAACAATCTGAGCAACCTTTTTCATAAAGCTATTGCCCGTATCGTACCATTGGGCAAATCTTTCCGTATGATAATTTCCTTTTTCATCGATTAAAGCAATATCACCTTGCCAATAGTTTCCCACTCGTGCAATGTGTAGACGACCATAAAAATCATTCCAAGTTGTACGATAATAACCAGTTTCCGCTATAATCCTATGATTGTAGTCACCGTTTCCTACTATTACTTCACCGAAATTCTCGCTAGAATTTCTATATGCATCAAACATACCTACTTTTCCGACTACAACGCTGCTTTCATCTAATAAATATAGTTCTACACGTCCCATAGTTGCAGGGTTTAAGTTCCGGCATTCGACTATTGCATCAAGCGTGAAATCTTGCAACGGACCTCCAGTGATACTTTTTTTCACTGCGGGTCCGTGCCAATATTGACCTTGACCGTAATCTGATGGTATAAAACGTGCGCCGTCTGCAATCATTTTCCCTGCTACAATTCCGTAATCAGAAACGAAATCTTTCCCTACTTCCGTCCATCCTACAAGAGAGTTTGCTGCATCATGCATAACCAGTTCATACCGACTTACTGGGGTTTCATCTATCTTAACTGGGTATCCTATACGGAAATGCTGATTTCCATTTTTATTTATAATATCGATGAATGTGGATGGATTTTCTACCTGTATTTTAAATTTAGGTTCAGCAAACTGTGACCCTACATTAATCACTGCGGCTTTAAGTAAATTATTACTTTCTATTTTCGCCTTTACAGATTGTTGTGCGCCTAATTTAAATGCTGACGTACAAATAAAAGTTATCTTACATTGGTAAAGTCTATCTGTTTCCAGTAGTTCCTCCACAGACTCTTTCATACCGTAATACGTCATTTCAGGTTCATCTGCAAATACAATAGGTACCTCTTCTTCTGTATCTAATATAGAATTCAATTCATTTAGGCGTTTTCTTAAATCAAAAGAAGAGGCCCCTTTAATTGTAATCTCTACTTCAAGAGACACCTCTGGGTGTCTCTTTTGCACATAGCGGGATCCAGGCCGATTCTGGGTAGTAATCCTGCTTATTTCATCACCCATTACACCGCGACCTTTTGGTATTCCTACCAAAAGATAACCGTCATTATCTTTATTTGTAAACTGTTTTTCTAAGTCGATACCATTAAAAATAAACAGTTTACTCCCTCCTTCCTAAAACGCTTGTTTACGTTCTTTAACAGCATCTTGCTGACTTGTAATATCATCAACAAATCTTGAGAATTCGTGATTTCCAAGTTGGATGTTAATATGAGCTGGTTGTTTTTCTCTCACTGCCTGACTGTCGTATTGACTTGATTTGTACATGTTTGGCGTAGACTTAACCGAACTATAAGTACCTAATCCGTCTGCTATTTTCGGTAGTGAAGCACCTGTATCTGCCACTATCATTTCCGGTTTCATCCACTCTGTCATTTCTCCTGTTGTTCTTTGCACTGCACTTTTCATTGAAACAATACCATTGATCCAACCTTTCATCATATTGACACCTATGAAATCTCTGAACCAACGAGACGGTGAGTGAATTGATAACAGACCGGAAATTTTATCCTTGATTCCGTTTCCGATCTCCGTGATTTTGCCCCAAATAGCCCCTGCCATTCCGCTTATACCATCTAAAAGTCCTTGCATCATATTACGACCAATGCTTCCTAAATCTATTCCGCTTAAGAACGACGTCACGTTATTAAATATTTGAGTAACCGTGTTATAGATAGCGTTAAGGATACTAGAGGTAGCAGAACTCGCTGCATTCCACATCGCGGAAATAATACTACCCACTGCGGACATTGTTGACGAAATAACTGAACCTATACCAGAGAAAATCGAGCTTACTAGAGAACTAATTGCTGATAAAACACTAGAAAAAATGGATTGCACTAAATTTAACCCTGAAGTCACGACCGATTTTATTAAATTTATCGCTCCTTGAATTATGTTTCCAATTAGTAACATTACATTTGATGTTATCCCTCTCACTGCATTCCATACACCACTCCAGTCTCCTTGTAGAACCGCGGTAAATACTTTAATGATATTGGTTATAATCCCGATCACAGATGTAATTATGCCCATAATAGCTGGGAATACCGCTTGAACAACTGACAAAATAAATTGGATCGCAGGAATAACTACACCAGTTATTATCGTTGCTAAACCTTGTATAATCGCAACTGCTACAGGGATTGCAGCTTGAATAATTGAAACTATCACTGGAAAAACAGCCTGAACTATTTGTAGAATCAAAGGAATCACAGTCGTTGCTATAATCGATATTACTTGGCCTAATAATTGAATAATAGGAACAGCAATAGAAATAGCTGCTGCTATTACCGCTGCTATCACTGGAAAGACTGCCTGAACCGCTTGTAAGATGATTGGGATAACTGAAGTAGCGATAATTGACAATATTTCTCCAAATCCTTGTATTAACATTCCGGTTATACTAAATACAGTTTGAATGACTTGTAAAATAATTGGAAATCCAGTTTGAAACGCTTCGATAAATACTGGTAAAACCGTAGTTGCGAACTCCGAAAACATTTGAGATAAAAATTGAATACCTTCATTAATTAAAGGCATAATGTTGATTGTTGTATCTGCAAACATTCGAATGAGATCAGTTACCATCGGCATAACCTGTTGCATGATTTGTCCAAATCCTGTAAACATTTCAACCGCAAGTGGTACCACAGCTTTTACAACTTCACCGAATAGACTAGCGATAGTCGATCCAAGTTCTCCGAATGCTGCGCCTAATTCAGCAAGCGCGGGCCCTAATGTGGCAAAACTTTCTGCAATAACTTGACCAGTCTTTTGGAACTCAAGTGCTAATGGCGCAAATGCATCAATAAACTCCTGTGCTAACGAAGTGATAATCGGCATGATTACGGAAGCAACCGTGCTAAATACACTCTGAATCGATTCCCAAGCTGACATCAATGCTGCTTTTGCCTGATCATTCGTATTCACAAGTTTAAAAATCGTAGCGCCTAATGAAGCGACAATAGCGATAACCAAACCGATAGGACCAGATACACCTAAAAACGATACTCCCAAACGTACGATTAGCGGTGTTAATGTAGCGATTGTGTTACCGATTGATGAGAACGATGCTTTTATAAAATCTACAACCGGTGAAATCGCTGCTCCCATTCCCGAAAACTTGGCGGTTAAACTTTCAATAGCTGAACCGAAAGCCCCACTTATACTCTGACCTATACCGCTTAACGTAGCGGTTACAGAACTAAAAAAGGCACCTATCGCAACGCCCATCGCTGAAAATTTAGCAGGGATAGTTGCAAGATACGCACCGAATGAGTCAAATGCCGCTTTCATAGATTCCACGGCTGATATAGTTGTAGTTTTAATCGATTCCCAAGCGCTATTTACTGCGTTACGGAATGTTTCGTTGTGTTTGTATAGTTGGACGAGTGCCGTTCCTAGTATGGTTAAAATTGCAATAGTTGCACCAATAGGTCCCGTTAGAAATGTGAAGGCAGCTCGTAATCCCACCATTGCCGCACTCGCAAGTTTCGCGACCATTGTGCTTTTACCTAGCCAACTGACTAACGCACCAAACGCTGTTATTGTGGCTCCTATACTACTAATAAAAACTCCTAATACTGCCATGAAGACTGTAAATACTGAAACGGCTATAGCTACTGTAGCAATCACCGTTTTTATCGTCGGAGATAACCCATTAAATCCATCAGCTAATTTCTTAATAACGTCAGCAATAACCGAAATTGCGGGCGCTAATGCATCTGTAAATGCGCGAGCTGCTACGTCAATAGACGACTGCATCTTAACAATTGCACCTGCCCAACCTTCAAGCATTGAGTCCGCTGCTTTTTTCGAAGCACCATCCGATTTAATGAGAGATTGCGTTAATTTATCGATTTTCTCCGGGCCTGCTGAAACAAGTGCCATCATACCAGAAACAGCTTCTGTACCGAATATCGCAGCTAACGCTGCACCTTTTTGGGCGCTTGTCATTCCTTCCATACCTTTTTGTAGTTCACCGATAATTTGAGAGAGTGACTTCATATTCCCGCTACTGTCAGTCGTAGTAACTCCTAACTCTTTCAGCATATTCGCCGCTGCTTTCGGCGGTTTAACTAAACGGAGCATTGCCGATCTTAACGCTGTACCTGCCGTTTCACCCTTGATACCCGCGTTAGACATAATACCAACGGATGCTGCAAGTTCTTCCATTCCAATACCCAACTGTGCTGCCGGACCTGCCGCGTACTTAAAGGCATATTGCATATCGTACACGCCTGCGGCGGTTGCATTTGCTGCTTGAGCCAGGACGTCCGCTACGTGCCCACTATCCTTCGCTTCCATACTAAATGCATTTAATGCGGAAGTTATCGTATCAGCTACCATACCAAGGTCCTCGCCCGACGCTGCTGCCGCTGATAAAACACCAGGCAATGCGTCAGTTGCTTGCGCTGCTTCGAATCCTTTCGCCCCTAGTTCCGCATACGCCGCCGCTACTTGTCCAGTTGAATATACGGAGCTAGTCGCCATTTCTAAGATATCTTTCTTAACTTGTCCATATGCACCGCCTGTAAGTACGGCCGCTTTTCTCGTTTGTTGCTCGAATTCCATCGAGTTTTTAATCATACTTCCGAAAGCTTTACCAGAAGCATAAGCAAGTGGTGCAAACGCCGTCGTCATGTTTTGTCCAACTGATTGTATCCTACGTCCCATTTCTTGTGCTTGATTACCTACATTTTGAAACGTTCGTTGCCAACCTGACATATCAGGCGGTGGCGGAGGTGCGGGTCTAGGTATCGGTGGTATTGTCGGCATAGTTGGTGCCGGTATATTTATCGGTTGACTTACTGCTTGCTGAAAATTGCGCCAAAGTTGTGTCGCTTGTGTCAAACTACTCCTTAAAGACGATATATCCGCTAGAAGTTGTACCTCTACTCTGTTTTGACTAATAACTATTCACCACCCTTTCCGTTTTGACGTAACGCCCGTTCGATATCATCGAATAAAGACTCATTGGCGTGAATTTTTTTCGTAAGTTGCTCACGCTCTTTTTCTCTCGCTTCTAACATTCGAGCATTTTCAGGACGTTTGTATATGTCATCTAAACTCTTAACCTTATCACTTTGTGCATTTCGGTAAAACAAAGCTTGAACACTAGCAATTTCATAGGTATCTAGTAGACGCTCGCGGTATCCGGTAAGCATAATGTGGTATTCTTTAATACTTAACTGTTTCGATTCAAGCGTTGACATTCCGAAATATCGAAAACAATCGGCCTGTAAATCATCAATGTTTATTCGTACAGACTCTCGAACGCTTTCTTCTGATCCTCGCCCATGCTCGCTAGTAATTTGCTCACTGTTTTCTTGAAGAAAAAACTATTTAGAACTACCGCCTTATTTACTTTTAAGATGTCATCAAAAGATAACTCCTCAGACAGTAATTGACGTTCAATTTCTTCCTCAATATCTTTTCGTGTAATACCTTCTCCTGTATGGATCAACGCGTAATAAATTACATCAACGAAATCTTCAAGACCGCCTTGCATCGCTTTTTGGACAAACTCAAAAGGACCGCCGTTTCCATCGATTAATTTAATTGCTTCAAATCCGTATTTTAATTCGTACTCTTTCCCTTTTACTTCAAAACGTGTGTATGTTTTAGCCATCTATAAAAACCTCCGTTAATTTTTATTTTCGAAATTAAAAAAGACGAGCAATTAAGCCCGTCCTATCTATGCGCTAGGTTTATCCGCGATATCTCCGTCAGGAGCGCCTGGTGGAACCGTTGTGATCTTACCTACGGACAACCCACCGTTTAATTTTGCTTCGATAGAGTACTTCGAGAACTCTTCGTTTTCGTGCGATAGTTCCACACTGCTTAACATGAACGTACCACTCTTCGATTTGTACTCACCTGCTTTCGCACTACGTAAAGAAACTTCGTGAATTTTAACGAGTTTTTTATTTGTAATTGCTTCTTCGATGTAGTCTAACGCTTCGTCACCTTCTGTACTCACGCCCTCAATAGATACCGATTGCGTTACATCGCCATAATCTGAACCGCTTTTATCTTTCGTCTTCAACTCGATTTCGCCCGCTTCAATAGAGCGTGAGCCAGACGTTTGGTTAAAGAGGCGAACTGTTTTACTAGCGCCTCCTGTCTGTGGAATATCGATTAAATATAACGTTTCTTTACCCTTAAATTCCGGTGAACCTGCCATTTAATTTCCTCCCTAGTTTCGTATAGTTATCGTGATAAAACTGCGGTGTTTCGCCGTTACTTGCGTCCCATCTTCCTGAGGAATTGGTTCAAACGACGAAACTTCCGCATATAAAAAACCGACTAGCGTAGGTGCCTTCAAACTTGTGTCATACAAGTCGATAGGTCGCCTTTCTAGTCGGTCGATGATTCTATCTTGTAATTCGTTTCGGTTTGATACTGTATCGGAATACACTCCGATTTGTATTAGATGATTTCGTGCGTAATTATCCTTTGAATACCTCTCGATTGTTCCCGTTAAAGACTCAATCGTTAGAAACGGCTTTGCTTTTCCAGTTAAAGAAACACCGTCATATACCCAAGTAGTAGGTGCGAATTCATCTAATGATTTCTTCAGCGCATACATTACGTCATTTATTGTATACATCGTTATAAACCTCTCGCTGTTCGTTGCACCGTTTTTTCCAAGTCAGAAACTAACGGTTGCTCGCCTTCGAACATTGTCTTACGCATGAATCCTTTTTTCGTTTTATGTGTGTATTCTTGAACGGCTGCATATTCGACTTCTGATCCATAAGACCATCCCGTTTTATCTCCGTCGAAAGCTTTCACACTTGGTGGAATACTTCCCGCTAAATTACCTGATTCAACAGGTGCTCTGTTCGAAGCTGTATTTGCTTGTAACCTTGCATGTTTCTCAACGGTTTTCGCAACAGGTGTTTTATAACGATCAGAATTGACCATACGATAAATATCTTCCATCCCTTTAATCCTTGCGCTGATTTTCACTAAATCACCCTCTTTACGACTACTTCTCGGCGATTGACTCCGCCTAAACCTCGTTCGTCAACAAGCATGATTACATATTTGATGCCGTTTCTTTCAAGGTATTCGACGTTATTCAAATCGATATCGAGGCGGAAAGTAACGAGTGCCTCGCCCTCTTTTACGTCTGTACCTGAGAATTTCACATTATCTTCTAGCGTGAATTTCTTCCAAACGACTTGCACCGTTTCTTTCGTACTCTCACCGTTAATTACTTCGCCAGTAATCGGGTCTTCTTCCGATGTGCCTTTTCGCCATAAAATAATAGACTCACGACGGTTCTGTTCAATTAATTCACGATTGGCTCGAATTTGTTCGATGTCTTTTTCGGTTAACACTCGTTACTCCTCCTCACCGATAATGTAATTTAAACGAGATGAACACTGAGGATGCGGACTAATCAATTGAGTTAGCAAACTTTCAGGTATCTTTTTTGGATATCTACCCGGACCTAATCCGTAAGCGTCACGCCTAGCTAACTTGTAACACATATGCCGCGAGTGGTACCGATGTCGATGCCCGTTATCTACAATCTTGTAACCTGTAACGATATTACTCTCGTTTCCGTTGTAGATCGTGGCTGCTCGGTGCGTGTTATTACTCTCCGTAATTGCTACACGTTCGATTTTCCATTTCTCGTTATCATGTACTTCTCGTATTTTCTGAGAAATTGAACTAATGCTTTCACCTTTGAGTACAGCCGGCCGTATTACCTTCGTTAATTCTGCTCGCATGTCACCTGCTAGATTCCACACTCGATCAGACAGGATTAAACCGTCCTCACCTCTCCGCTTAAGCATGTATCTTACAACTTGCTGGTTTACAGAATCTAAAGCCGTTACGTTTAACGGAGTTTCTCCAAGTCTAGAAGTCGTCCATTTCGCTGTATCATCGATTACTTTTTCGAATGACGCTCCTGCTTTCTTGCGAAACTCCTTTTCGTAATAGTCTAAATCTCGTAATAAAGCATTTAATCTACCTCGTTTAATTACACCGTCTTTTTGGTAGTCGTTAATTAAGTCCAGTAAAAAAAGACGGATTAGCATAATAACGCCAACCGCCTCTTCTACTTGTTTTTCGTTTTCTTTTTCGTATTGCTTCGATATCTTACCCAGTGCTTCGTCAAATTCACCTTGTAAATCGCTCATGGACGATCAACTCGTTTTGCAATTCGAAAGCTAGAACCTGTACCATCATATTCCGTTCGTTTACTACGCCATAATTCATAATAGTGTTGCGCCAAATCACGGTAATTCTTCGATACACTGGATTTATCTACGCTTTCTTCACCGTCCGTATATTTGAACGACGATGCCTCGCTCGTTGCTTTCGCCATTAAATCTACATAGCGATAATAAAACGTAACTAATTGTGCTTGTTTATCATTTAGAACGGTTAGCGGCGAAAAGCCATTCGCGATTAATGCTTCTTCGAATAACGAATCGTCGGCTTGCAACCGCTGTTTCAATTCTTCTACGCTAATAAAACCTTCCGTCGCCATAGCCGTCACCTCTTTTATTCTTCCTTAGGTTTTGTACTACGCTTGCGTGTAGCGGGCTTTTTCACCCGTAACTGCTTGCGTTTCAATAATTTCGACGTAGCCAATCGACGCTAAATATAGCGCCGATTTTTCGTCGATTTCGATTTGTGAGCCAATACCGTGTCCATCCACGATGCCGCCCACTACTTTTACGTTAGTCATTACGCTTTAGGAGTGAAAACGTCAGCATGGAAGATTAACGATGGTTTCTCGATAGTTGGGAACCCTGATGCTACAGAACGTAAGATAGATTCGATAGGCTCCTGTTTATCGTACGCATCAAGTACAATACCTGGTTTAAAGTCATTCTCTACCGTTGGACCGTATAAGAATTCTCCGATACCGTTTGAAAGGAAAATTACACGGTTAACTGGCATGAACTCAATTACTTCGTCTTGTCCATCATATACATTACGTACAGTAGCTTTACGGTCTTTCACGATTTGTACTGGAGGCAATCCATGATCTCCTAATACCGTATTTACTTCTGCTTGACTTGCACGTACGCCGTCTTTACGTCCAGCTTCTGCAAGAATACCTTTATTTTTCGTTAGTTTACCGAATACTTCACGGCTCATTAACATTACGCCTGGAGATATTCCGTTGGCTTGCTCGTATGTTTCTACCCAAGTAAATAAGTCCGCTAATACGTCGTGATCAGACTTGTCCCAATCGTCAGTTGAAGTTAATGCGACTTTGTGCTCTGCTGGAATACCGAAGTCTACTTCGATTTTCGCTCCGTTTTTACTGTATTTTAATTTACCTTGCGCTAATGCTTCCGCCTTCATTACCGTTGCACGTCGTTTAATCGCATCGACTAAGTCAGAGCCTTTTACAAGTAATTTGTCGATAACTGCTTGTTTTTCACTATCACTTCGTGCTTGGTTAATCGCTAATAACTCTTCTTCAGTTGCTATATATTTTAAACCTAACTTCGCAATCTCACCGCTCATAGAAGCGACTTTTTCACGATCCATAATTGGTGGTTCAGCTCCAAAACCGATCATCGCACCGATATGTTTCGTCTCTTTCACGATATCATAAGCAAATTTAGTGGAATACGTTTCGCCATCCGGTAAGTACGTATCGAATACTGTTGGTTCCATCTCTTTTACCTGCTCGTCAACAAACCCTCGTAATGCGGGCTTCATAAATTCATCTAAATGTGTAATACCTGCCATAATTTAATTCCTCCTATATTTCCGTTATTTTTTGCAATAAAAAAGACACCTCCATTTATAGAAAGCATCTAATTTAAATCTCTTTTACATATCGAATTGTTGCTTTTGTCTCTTTCTTAAACGTCGCTGTTACATTCGCCGGCAACTTCGCATCATACACTGAACCTCGAACGATTACTTCGCCTACTACTACGTCATTTTCACCATCAACATTTACATCGATATTTAATAATGAAAACTCATCATAGCCTGTAGGTAAAGCACCTTCAGCGCCATCTGCGTATAATTCAAATTTACCTGTTGTAAGGTTGCGCATAATTGCCGTGCCTACATCCAAGTATTTCTTACCGATTTTCTTAGCGTCAAGTGTCGCTGCACCTTCGATGTACTGTAAGTGTTCTGAAGCTAGAATGTTTTTACCGCCTACAAACGGTTTTCTTACCGTTTTTAAAGAATATGCTGGCATAAATATACCTCCTAATTTTTATGTGTAAACCGCATTAATTGCGGATTTTACCTTTTTCTTTTAATCGTTGAAAAGCGGACTTTCCTTTCTCGACTGGGTCTGTTGGAGAAGGTGTCTGACGTTGATGATTGCCTGGATTAGGGTCAGCGCCGCTTCCTTTTGGTAAAAGCGTTACTTTGACTGTTTCTAACGATTGATTTAATTGCTCATCTGTCTCACCATTTAACAAACCTTTAAGTAGAACGACTTGTTCCGCCGAATACCCAGCTCCGACAAGTAACGTTTCTTTCTTAGCGTCTAATGCTTTCACCTTTTCATCAGCTAATTGCTTTTCTAGAGTTTCGTATAACTCTTTATACTTTTCTTGCTCCTCTAGTTTCTTACGCTCCGCCTCTTGACGTTCTTTTTCTGCCTTTTCATCAGTTTCACGTTTCGCTTTCGCCAATGCCTCGGAAATCATTCGCTGAACATCTTCGTCAGTATGTGTTGGCGTAGGTGGTGTTGGTGGCTCTGACGGATTTGGCGGGTCTTGTGAGTCGCCAGGATTAGGGTCTGAAAAGTGTTGTAAATTCCCTAAGTGTAATCTAAATGATGGTTTCTTTCGTTCTACTAACTTCATCTATTCACTACCTCCGTATGGATCAGTTTTTTGTATTCGTCGTTGCTGTTCGTTTGAAATCTCTTGTTTCTTGGCAGTGATATTCTCTACGCCTAAACGGTTCATTGCACCAGCAATAGATTCGAACCCTGCGGACGTTTCTTCCGTTAATAACTCGACTAACTCCTTACGATTATCCGGTAAAGGAAGCACAAATCGAATTTCGTTGTCGTAATTGTCACCGATAGCCTTCACAACTTCGCGGTCGTATCCAAATTTAGGACGGTCGACCCTCGCCTGTAAATAACGCACTGTCTTTTCGTGTAATTCTTCTAAACGTGGACCCCACGATAACCAATGTTCTTCAGTTTCTTGGATAATATCGTGAAACAATACATGTAATGTCTCGCTATTTAATCCCCCGAAGTTCATTTCGGATGGGACGATTTGTGGTAAAGAAGTGATTTCATGCAATGCGCCTTTTACCCTCGCGTATTGATCCTTGAACGCTTCTTTCCAACGGAAGCCACCTTCGACTTTCTTAATATCTGGCGTTACTCCGTCTATTCCACCTTTCGCCTCAAGCACTGCGCCAGGCGCTATTTGTAATTTATTCGCTGTTCCATCCGGTACGTTTAATAAAGCCGTCATCGAAAACATCTCGAATTTAAGTGAGTCAAGTGCGTCTTCATTCATTCGGTTTAATACATCCGTTTGTTCTTTCATATCGTCAACTTCCGTATTATCTGCTTCGGATGCACTCAAATCATTAACAGGAAATAGTACCACTGGAAGGAAGTCAATACCCATTGCCATTTTAGGTTGAATTTCCTTGATAACTTTCAGCGTTTTATCATAATACGCTTCTTCTAGGTAGCATTGCCCTTCTTCGAGACTAAACGTTTGTTTGTAGATAACTTCCTCGTCATTTAGACGTTTGAAGTTAACGAAGTGTACTGCCTCTAATTCGTCGTAGTCATCATCTGAGTATATCGGGATTACTTCGGTATCTGGTCGAAAAACCCACTTAATTTTACCGCTAGTTGGATTAAATGCGATTTTACAAGCCACTCTACCAACGATAAGGCGGTCACGGGCTGCTTGAATCAACTTTTCACGCATCTTGTTTTCTTTCCATAGCTTGTATAATAACTTTTCGTAATTATCTGCTCGCTGATTTTCAGCCATCTGCGCTTCAGACGGCTTATATTCCATTTGTAACATTTCTTCAATTGAATCAATCCGCATTGGTGATACAGAAATACCGTGTTTGCCAGCCATTTGCCAACGTGCTTTCTCATTAATCATGACTTTAAAGTAATTCGTAGCATAACGGGTCGGGTCGTAATCCAGTCCGTCAGGTCTAGGCAAGTCTCTAGCTTTTACGAGTTGTCCTGTATTTGGATTAACGTGCTGTTTTCCGTCGTAATACTCATAGTAACGAATCTGTCGATTGATACGTTGCCATGTCTCTTTTCCGATAGCTTGTTGCCACGGAGAAAATAAAAGATCGTCCATACTGTGTGGATTAAGTATGTTGTAATCTCCTAAAGGTAAATTCATCGGCTACCTCCTCTCTTATCGCATTCGTTTTGCTAACGTTCTTACTACTGCCGTACTGTTACCGGCTGCTGAAACGGCCATTTCCAAACTATCCGGTAAATCATCGTGCATGTTCGTTCCATAGTACTGAAACTGTTCGAGTAATAACGAATGCCTTCTATCGAATTGAATTTCTCCACTTTCTATTCGTGGTAATAGCGCTTCTAGACGTAACTCTTTTCGAGACCGTTGCTTAATTTTAACCAAGCGACTGTTTGCTGGATAACCTAACGAAATTAAGCGTTTCTGTAACATATCCGCGAAGAACTCTTGCGCTGCTTGTGCCTCAACGGCAATTACATCCGGTCGAAAGTATAGAACTTTATCAACAATTACTTTCATGAACTTGTCGGGATGCAAACGTTCACCGAACGAATCGATGACGTAAATTGTATCAGTTTCTCTATGTTTTGCTACGACTGAAATTGCTGAATAGTCACCGCGCTCTTTCCCCATCGCTAAGTCAACCCCGATAGAAATAAAGTACTCTTCGCTTGGGAACTTACGGTTTATTTGTTTATCATTCCAGTATGTGAAATTATCAGGATTGAATACCATTACTTCCTCATCAATAGGATTGTTCTGTAGCTCGGTGTTAAACGCTTTGCTACCGTTATCCCATTTGAATTTCATTAGTTTAAATACCGGCTGTACTTCCGCCCAAAGGACTTCAGCACCTTCGACCATCTCGTCATGATTAGCGGTGAAGAATAATTCAGCGTCTCTTGCTCTCGCTTTATTCTCTCGATCTTTATAGATGCTTTCACACTCCGCCCATAAATCTTGTCTAGTAGGTGGGGTAATTAACGCTCTATATTTACGAGATTCAAAGTCAGAACGTCGCTCCATAATATCGATTAATAAGGATTGTGGATGGACCGTCGTACCCATAAATACAATCGCCGTCCGTTTTCCTTCCGGATCACCTAACGGAATCACTACCTGCGCGAACCAATCTTTTAGTTCCTGCCGTAGTTGAGCCGTGTTAGTGTTCCGTTTATCCTCCAAATCATCACAAACGATTAAATCCGGACGTTTACCGTTCCAGTTTCGACCGCGAAGTGCTTGTCCTGTAGAAGCCGCTTGGACTAACGTTAGTAGCTTTTTATCGTCTTTCCCTTTCGGTTCCCAAGCGATGAATTCTGAAGTATTGTCACGTGGGTTCATTTGTTGCTTCGTATGTAACAACGGTCCGAAATCACGTCGTAACTTATCGTTCGATTGCAACTGAAGCTTAATCCACTCTAAGTTGGCGCTGGATACTGAAGGAGTTTCCGAGATTAAAATGATATAGAAACGTTTACGGTAGCAAATCTCATGAATCGGAAAAGCCTTCGATAAGTAAGACGATTTCGCGTGAGAACGAGGTGCGGCCACGGCTACGCGTTTGTTAATTTCCTCGTTTGACACTACGTTCATAATGTCGCATATCTCATCATGGAAATTCGGTGCATATTCCGTGATGTTATCTAAGTTATAACCGTCCGGTACTTGAAATTCTGGTATCCAGTTACCGGTATTATCTTTATTTCGATTCTCTCCAAAGTAGTTATAAGCGAAGAAAAGTAAATCCGTTTCTCCACGATTGATATCTTGGAGACGGTTAAACTCGTTGATATATGTTTTAAGTTCGAACTTTTCATCGTCAGTAAGTTTATGTCGGTTACGTACTCTAGGTACGATGTATTTTCGTAGTTGATTGGCTTTTTCTATACGTTCTTTTCTATCGAACCACTCTTCGTTAATCCAAGCGATATTAACCGCCTCCTTTCGTAGTTAATAATTGACTATGGAAAAAATAAACGTTATACTGAACCTATCGAATGAATGCAACAAAACGAGTGCACGTTACATTGAATAATAGGAGGTAATACATATGTCCGGTTTAGTACAACCGATTCGCACGAAGCGAGATATCGATAAAATGAAAAAAGCGCTAGCTGGGAAGCCGCGTGATCTATTGCTATTCATTATCGGAATTAATTCAGCGTTACGCATATCCGATATACTTAAGTTAAAAGTAAAAGACGTTCGTAACAGCGAGTCGGTTACTCTAAAGGAGACTAAAACCGGCAAAGCGAAGCAATTTCGCTTAAATGACTCCATTAAAAAAGCCGTCCGGGATTTCGTACCCAAGACGGCTAATGATGACGATTGGTTATTTCCTTCTCGAAAAGGTGATAAAGCGATCTCTCGCGTTCAGGCTTATCGGGTGTTAAACGATGCTGCTGAAAGAGCGAGCGTTACGGTCGAAATGGGAACGCATACTCTTCGTAAGACTTTCGCTTATCACACTTATAAGAAAGGCGTTGATCTATCGTTGCTACAGTCGATACTCAATCATTCTAGCCAACGTGAGACATTACGTTATATTGGCATCGTTCAAGATAATATTGACGATGTATATGTCGAAATTAATTTGTAAGGACTGCGTCTTGACGACGTGGTCTTTTTCGTTTTACACTTGCGTAAAGCCAAACGTTATTTTTGATACGCGGATTTCTCTTGCACCTGGCGAAGGCAATTCGTTTTTCCTCCCCCGCCCCTTATTTTCGTTCCGTATATTCCATACATTTTCCCGAATATCTAATGTAACAGAATCATCTTTTGTTACATTCAATTACGAATCAAAACGTTATTATATCAACGTTTGTACAATTATATATGTTCATTTATCCGTTAGTTATTTTATGCATACGTAATATCAACGTTTGTAACACCTAACACATCGATATATATTGCATAAGAACGTGCATAAACAGTACGAAAAGTTTAGAGGGTACGTCCGTCTAGAGCGAGCGACTGACCTACGGTAAACCTTCGTAAAGAATCACCGCATAATATCCTGACGAGTTTCTTCCTATTATATAGTCCTAATATAATCGATTACTTTACGTCTTCATCAATACGTTCCGCAAACGATGCAATCTCTTCGTCCAATTCCTCGTAGTTAATCTCGCCTGTCTTAGTCTTTGTTTCTACCTCTACCTTATCGGTAAGCATTCCGTTAATCTGTAACGCTAACTTCGCCATAGCCGCATTACCATCACGTATAGCAATCTCGGATAGTGATGCGATTAAATTAGGTAACTGGTCTTGACTATTCCGTACCATTTCCTTCTTTAACTCTCGTTCGAATAACGTATCCTTACGCCAGTTATGAATCGATTGTCTAGATACACCGCATAATGCAGCGATTTCATCGTTAGTCTTTCCGCCTTTATTCGGTAGTGATAACCATTTAATAGCGGTTAAGTGTTCCGTGTTTAATCGTTTTAACGCCATGTATTACGCCCTCCTTTCCGTTTATAATAGGTTCGGTTTAGACCGCATATTATCGTTAAATGAACATATATTATTACACCTAAAATAACGTTAGTAAAATAGAAAAAACAATAAGACCTTGCATACGCCTTTTCCGCTTCGCTCCAAAGTCGTCTGCCACTAATCTTTAAGTACTTCACCGATAAAGTATTTATTATCGATAATATATTTAATAAGTACAGTAGCGACGAGTTGAGGCGATAGCCGGAACCGAAGTCGCAAGGTTTTGATTCTCTTTCTTCCGTATTAATTACGTAACAAGATAAAGAGAAGAAATACGCCTAAAACCACTTCTATCCTTTGTATCTCTAAGGTTCAAGGCGACTTCAATAGGTATCGTTTTCGTCACACGTTATGGGGTAATCGGTATCGTTTTCGTCACACGAGAAATTCGATAGGTTCATTTTCGGTCACCTATGTTGTCAAAACGATACCTATTTGCGTAGTTTCGCTAACTCCTCGAACTGTTTACGAATGATTCTCGTATACTCATCTTCGCTATCTTTACGGAACATAATATCGGGGTGCACTAAATACGTCTCTGAACGATGTGCTCTTTGTTGCATAATGACGCCTGCATTCCGTAAATGTACCATTAACCTCGATACTGTTTCCGGTTCATGTCCGATCTCACTCGCAAGTCCATCACGATTCAAATGCTTGATTTCCTTAGCGTCCTGTTCATTCGGATTGCTACATAAGTAATACGTTTGAAAATGAAAGAACGGTAGAATCTTATACAGTAAACCGACTTCATTTAAATCGAGATTAGCTACGATTTCTTGCGTTTTCACCTGGTAGAGCTTCGTAAATGACTCACCACCCTTAACGTCGCCCATCGTATGAAAGTTAGCACTGATAGAATAAACGTTGCTACGCCCTTCTTTTAAAACGTGAATAACGCTTAACTCCTCTAAGCGAGTCAATATCTTAGTAGTAGCGACTTTACCACGCTTAAATATGCGCTGGATGTCCATTTGTTTTAACGGCTTACCGTCCTTAATTAATTTACCGTCACTTTTAAAACGCAAAAAAGGCAAGAGCTTTATAATCGCTCCTGCCTCTGTTAATGTTAATCCCGTAATGACTTCTCGGATTGGATCGTGATAACTTGCTACCCAATTCTTACCTCGTGATATTAAACGATATTGCTCCTTTTCGATAGCACGTTTATATCCTTCGGCTTGCTTACGGTTAAACTAAACTATATTCTTGTGTACGGTCTTCACCAGTAGTTACATCGATAATTCTTAATGTAGACATTAGTTACTCACCGCTTTCTGCGCTTCTTCCAATTCTCGAAGTGCTTTCGTTGCGGCTTTCGCTTCTCTTTGAATCGCTTTCAAGCCTCTAATTGCTTCCGAAGCGTCTAATTCTACATTAATTTGTAAACTGTTTCGTGAGTTTAATTCGCGTGATTTGTTATCCGCCATTTAATCGACTCCTTTTAGTTAAAATGCTTATAGGGTAAAAATCGCATTCGTTCCCTATTACGTATAGGTAACTAAAAGGGTAAAAATTAGTAGTATTTTTCTCTTCTCTATAATACGTCACGTTTTTGGAATAAAATACTTGATACTACAAGTAACACAACAAAGTATGCAGCTACAAGTAATAATGAAGTTGTAAACGTAAATTCTGCAAATGATGGTTCCATTCCACCGCTTACCAATTTATTACTGTCGTAAGCTCTTAAATCTAAATGAAAAAATACTACAAACTTCGCTAGACCTTTTGCAAACATCATTAGTGCCATATTAATTGGTCCTTGTAAGAAAAATAGGAACATCGTAATAATTAATGGTAATACAGACTTTCTAAATATATTTGCTAAGAAAAATGCAAACGTTGCAAAGAAAAATGGTGATAACAGCTGATATAATATTGTTTTTAAAACAATTCCTAACGTTAATTCGGTTTTACTACCGTCCATTACAATTAAGCCAATAATCATGGCAATTAACATACTAGTCAATACGACAAATAACATCGTTAATAACACCGTAATATATTTAGAAAATAAAACTGCAATTCGGTTTCTTGGACGAATTAATAATTGTTTAATCGTTCCTTTTTGGAATTCATCTGTAATTGTACGAGAAGCTATTGTAATTCCAAAAATCGTCGTGAATATCATAATTAAGCCGATATTTGAACTTACAAAATCTAAGTAAGATCCACTTAAACTACCAGCTTTACCCCATTTCGCCAGTACTACTGCTCCTAAAATCTCCAATAAAGCAATGACACCAATTAAAATATACATACCTTTTTTCGCATGCAACTTTAAAAATTCATTTTGAATTAATTTAAACATTACGCTTTCACTCCCCCAGTAATCGCTAAGAACTCATCCTCTAACGTTTTATTTTGAACAGTAACTCCGTATACAAGCACATCAGCATGAACAAGTTTTTTTACAAGTTGCGGAATGTTGTCTTTTGTTACAGATGCTACAATTACATTCCCTTTTGCTTTACCTTTAATGATTTCATTTGCTTTCTGAACTTCATCTACTTCAAACGCTACTACTACTGTCTC